AAACTTAATAAAGTAAAATGGCAAAAGAAATCAGAAAAGACCTTTATACTCAAAGCGAGTATGCTAAATTAAAAGGCGTTTCAAAGGCAAGGATTAACCAATTAGTTAAATCAGGGGAATTGCCTACTGTAACTGTAAATGGTGGGATATTAATAAAGGTATCGTAATTTTTTTGGCTGTAAAAATTTAATAAAGTAAAGTTATGAGTAGATCAATAAGCGTAAAAAAAAGATTTGATGTTTTTAAACGAGACAATTTTACTTGTCAGTACTGTTCGAGAAAACCTCCTAAAGTTCCATTAGAATGTGATCACATAGTGCCTGTTTGTAAAGGCGGAAATAATACTATTGACAACTTAATTACTGCGTGTTTTGATTGCAACAGAGGGAAAGGCGGAACTGAATTAGAAAGCATTCCAGAAACATTAGTTTCAAAAATGGAAAGAATGATTCTTGCTAAAAAACAATATAAACAATATCAAAATTTATTGAAGAAACAAAAAGAAATTATTGATTTAGAAATAAACCAGGTTGTTGAAGTTTTTGAAAGTTTTTTTGAAGGATATACTGTAACTGATAAATTTAGAATATCAATTAAAAATTTTATATCTAAATTAGATGTTAATGAAGTTTCTGATTCAATGGAGAAAGCTTGCTGTGTAATTTATGACAGGACTGAGGTTTTAACTTATTTCTGTGGAATATGTTGGAATAAAATAAGGGAATTATGAACGGATATGAACTTTCTAGAATGTGGTTTGATTGGTGTTTTGAGAATCCTGAAAAGATTTCTCCTAATCACTCGGCGGTTTATTTTTTCGCTATTGAACATTGCAACCGTTTAGGATGGCGTAAGAAGTTCGGATTCCCAACCGAAATGGTAAAGGATGCAATAGGTATAAAATCATACAATACATACATTAAAACGCTTAACGATTTAGTTGATTGGGGATTTATTGAAATGATAGAAAGAAGCAAAAACCAGTATTCTGCTAACATAGTTGCTTTAGTAAATTTTGACAAAGCACTTGATAAAGCACTTGACAAAGCAATTAAAAAGCACGCATCAAAGCAACACGAAAGCACAGGAGAAAGCATTGATAGTATAGATAAACCATTAACCATTAACTTAGAAACTATAAAACCATTAAACAAAAATGATTTAATTTTTAATGAGTTGATTATATCAGAATCATGGATTGAAAACACTTCTATGCAATCTGATAAAAAATTTAAGCCTAACGAGGTTAAAGAATTTTTAAAAAAGTATAATGATATGATTAACGTACAATTTCAATTTAAGAATAATAAAACCGAATATTGTACGCATTTTGTTTACTGGCTTAATAAACAGGAAAAAGAATCAATTAAATTACCTAAAAAAGATAACCGAAACGAATTTTAATTATGCAAAACTATACACCAGTTAAAGTAGAAAAAACCAGAATCATAAATTTGGATAAAGGTAAATTGCCGCCTCAGGCAGTTGATTTGGAAGAAGCTGTTTTAGGCGCAATGATGATAGACAAAACAGGATTGCATGAAGCTATGGAATTATTATCTTGTGATGTGTTTTACAAAGACTCAAATAAAAGCATTTTTGAGGCTATTTCAGAGCTTTATAATAAAAACCAACCTATTGACCTGTTAACAATATCAAACGAGCTTAAAAGGGTAGGAAAATTAGAATTATCAGGAGGGGATTTTTATCTTATACAACTAACTCAAAAAATTGCTTCATCAGCACATATTGATTATCATTCAAGAATATTGTTGCAGAAGTACGTTCAAAGAAGATGTATAGCGACATCATCAGAATTAATTGAGAGTTCTTATTCTGAAGATGTAGATGTTTTTGAATTATTGGAAAAAGTTTACAAAGATTATGGAGAAGTTTCAGATTTAATTACAGTCGGAAAAGTTGAAAGTTTTAAAGATAACGTACACGCATTTTTAAATAATTCAGGTTCCGGAAAAACAGGAATACCTTCATCATTAACTAAATTAAACAAAAAGCTAAACGGTTATCAAAATTCAGATTTGATTATTTTAGCAGCGCGTCCAGGAATGGGAAAAACAGCTTTCGTTTTAAATGAGGTTTTAGAATGCGGTTTAAATGGAATTCCGGTAGCTTTTTTTAGTCTTGAAATGAGTACAAAGCAAATTATAGGCAGGTTGTTAAGTATTGTTTCCGGAGTAGATATAACCAAAATAAACAACTTTAATTTATCACATGAAGAAGTTTTATATTTAAAAAAATGTTCTGATTTACTAGCTTCATTGCCTATTTTTATAGATGATAAAGGCGGAATCAGCCCTATTGAATTAAAGATTAAAGCGAACAAATTAAAGCGTGAACACGGAATTAAAATGATTGTTGTTGATTATCTGCAATTGATGCGAGTTAAAAATAAAAAAATGAATAATAAGGAAAATGAAGTTTCAGAAATATCATCATCACTTAAAAACTTAGCAAAAGATTTAGATGTTCCGGTTATTGCACTAAGTCAGCTTTCAAGAAATGTGGAGCAAAGAGGATCGAGTAAAAGACCTTTGCTTTCAGATCTTAGGGATTCCGGATCTATTGAGCAGGATGCAGACATTGTTTTATTTATTTACAGACCGGAGTATTATAAAATTGAGCAATGGGATGATGACGAACAAAGCCCAACGGAAAACACAGCAGAAATTGACGTGGCTAAATATCGTAATGGAGAAACAGGATATTGTAGAACAGGGTGCGAATTAAAATATATGCGATTTATGGATGTTGAACATTTAGGGCAAGATTTAACAGGGCGTTATTTTAGAAATGAATCAAAACCAAAATTACCAGAAAAAGAACAAATAGAATTTGAATTACCAAAAGTAAGTGCAAGTGATGCATTTGGAGAACCACCTTTTTAAAAAACATAAATATGACAAAATTATTAGGAAGTCAAGAAATGATTTTAAATTACGCAAAATCAAACGATAAAAAAATTAGTTGCGCTGAAGCAATTGAGTGTGTAGGTCATAGATACGATTACAACGCAAAGAAACGTGTTAGGCATGCTTTAGCAATATTAACAAATGAAGGTAAATTAATTAGGATTAAATTTGGTCACTATGAGTTACCTGATTTTTAGAATTGAAATCGAATACGAAAAAAGAAAAAAGTTATTTACTATAAATTTAAATTAGAAATTATGATTAACAAAACATATAATGAAAATTGCTTAAAAACAATGGGTTGGATGAATGATGAATATATAGATCTTGTATTAACATCTCCTCCTTACGATAATTTAAGGGAATATAAAGGTTATTCTTTTGACTTTGAAAACATAGCAAAAGAGTTGTATAGAACAATTAAAAAAGGAGGTGTTTTAGTTTGGGTTGTAGGAGATTCAACGATTAAAGGGAGTGAAAGCGGAACAAGTTTTAAACAAGCATTATTTTTTAAAGAAATAGGGTTCAGTTTACATGATACTATGATTTACCATAAGACAGGTTTAACAATGAATCATAATAGATATGAGCAAGAGTTTGAGTACATGTTTATATTATCAAAAGGAAAGCCAAAAACATTTAATCCTATAAAAATACCTTGTAAGTGGTTTGGAAAAGATTCTGATAGAACTGGTCAAAAATATGGATCGCATGAAGAAATAAACAAAAAGCTAAGAAGCAATAAAGAGCGAGGTAATATTAAGCCTGATAAAATAAAAGGGAATGTATGGAATTATAATACTGGTTTTTTACATTCCTCTAAAGATAAAGTGGCTTTTGAACATCCGTCAATTTTTCCTGAAAAATTAGCAGAAGATCATATTTTATCATGGAGCAACGAAAATGATTTGGTTTATGATCCGTTCATGGGTTCAGGAACTGTAGCTAAAATGTCAATTATAAATAAAAGAAATTTTATAGGTAGTGAAATTTCTGCTGAATATGTTGAAATTTGTAAAAAAAGAATAAGAGGAATAATTCACGAACCAACACTTTTTTAATTATGAAAGCTGAAGAAAAAGCAAAAGAGTTATTTGACAAGTATTATTCAAATATACCCGAAGAAGGATTACAAGGGAAATATTCTTTATTTGTAAATCATGCAAAAAAATGCGCATTAATTTTGGTTGATGAAATTTTAGATTTAGGATATGTATCAAACGAACCATCCTCATTTAGAGTTTATGATTTTTATTCTAAAGTTAAAATGGAATTATTAAAAAAAGACTTCAATATAATTTCATATGACTTGCCAAAAACTAATAAAACATGAATCACACGATAAACATTAAGCCGTTATCTGTTAATGAAGCTTTTAACGGCATGCGTACCAGAAGCAAAAAATACGATGCGTTTATAAAATCAATGATGTTTCTATTGCCTAAACAAATCGATTATCCTGATCCGTTAAATATTAAATTAGCGATTGAGTTCGGATTTAGTTCTAAAGGCTCTGATATTGATAATTGTTGCAAATCATTTATTGATTGCCTGGTAAAAAAGTATAAAATTGATGATAGGCATGTTTACGAATTGCATGTGTTTAAAACAATTGTACCAAAAACAAAAGAATACATTAAATTCAAAATATATTAACCCCTACCCAAAAATTGAGCCTTATTTGAAAACTAAAAATAAATAGAGAAATTATGAAATGGATACCGATTACCTCAGAAAAAGTTTTGCCTTCAAACATTCACTTTAGAAATCACACCGAATATTGGGCGTGTAAAAAAGGAATAGTATTTAAGATTTATTTTTATAATTCTTATGGAGGTAAAAACTATTCATTAGCTGAGCATAACGATGAAAAAATTAGAAAAATTATGAACGCCAATAAAGTTCCGTGTATGGGAGGTGTTCAAGAATTAGACGCTTATTCGGTTATTGAAAGACCAGAACCTTTTGCGGACTAACCAACCTTATTTTAAATAACATTAAAAAAATAGATTATGAAGATTGAAAAACCATTCGCATTGAAAAATGAAAACTTACCTGCATTCCCTACTGAAATATCTTATAGTGATGCAGACTTTACCGGAATGCCTATAATTGATAAAAAACATTGTTATGGCATAACTAAACGAGAATATTTTTTATCACAGGCATTGAGCGGATTTATGGCTAAACACGGTGCGGTTGATTTTACTCTAGGAGATATTGAAAGAATCAACAATGCAGTTGATATGATAATGAATCTAAAGTAACCCCTAAAACAGCTATTAACTATTAACGGAATTGGAAGATGAAAACATTATTTGAAGAATCTGGAGAATATGAATCTCCAACTGACAACATAGAAAAGATCAAAGAGTATTTATTTAATACAGCTAATTTTGAAAATAAAGAAGATCCTTTCTTTATATCTGAATTGTATTTAAAACAGACATTAAAATTTTTAGAAACATTAAATAAAAAATAGAACCTAAATAAATAACAAATATGAAAACAGCAGTAAAAACAACAATTAAGAGTTACGAGAACTTAACGGTAAAAGAAAGCGTACAACACATTTACGATGAATTACAAACAAAACATGCGTTCATGTTACTTACACTTGTAGCTCACAATGGTAACGAAACTCCGATCGGCATTAAAAAAACCTCAATTAAACTATTTAAACAACTTTAGAGCGATGAATTTAGTAGAAAGAATAAAAGAGCTTCGCCTTGAAATAAAAGCGCTTAAATACGAAAGAAACGGCATTCAAAAACAAATCGACCAGAAAGAAGATGTTTTAGAATAATTGGAGAAGTTAACGGTTAATCAGATAGACATGTTCGATAATGAAATACTGTAAATGCCGTAATCCTGAGTTAATGAAAACCAGATGCAGAAAATGTAATTTAGAAATTTCAACAGTAGTGCATGAATCTTTTTCTGACTTGGAGGCAAAGAAAAATAAATTATATGCATCTGGTAAACGTGATGAAGCACGAGAAGTACAGGCTGAATTGGATTTTCTGTACTACGGAATCAAAACGGTTTACGCTGAAAGGAGGAAATAAAAATAAAAAAATAAAAAGTATTGTTTATAATAAAAAGTATTGTATATTTGTAAAACAATTAACCAAGTAAAAATATTTATCATGTACAAAGTAAACGATTCAAACGCAAAATTAAACGCTTTCAATGCTTTTAGAAATACTCACGGAAATGGAGAAAACGGATTTGAAACTTTAGAGTTAGCAGGTCAATTCTCAACATTAAAACGTGATTGGTGGGGATCTAATTTAGTCATATTAGAAACTGAAGAAAGAGACGGAAGATTTTATCCTGCATTTAATGTTTTTGATTAAATGGAATCTTTAGAAAAGTTCATAGAAAAAAGAATGAAACAAGCGGAATTTTCAGCAATGATGATTCCGCGATATTTAGAAAATCCAAATGCATTTATTAGTTCTAAAAATTATAATTTAAATCAGGCAGATGAATTTCAAAAAGATTCTAAAAAATGTAAAGCCGTTTTAGCTTTTTTAAAAGAATATAATAAACAAAACAAATAAATATGGGAAGGAATAAAAAAGGCACTAAGCAGTTTAACGTAAGAGCATACAAAGAAACAATAGCCGAAATAAGAAAACAAGCTTTGATAATAAACCAACAGCACGAAATGAATTTAAAACCTAAAAAATAAAATTATGATTACAAGAGAAGAATATGACGAAGCGGAAAGAATTGTCTTAGCTTATCACAGACAGATTTTAACCGTTATTGGGTCTGTAAAATCAGAACATTTAAAAACGAGTAAATTACTTGAAGAAGTAAAAGAAGGTGATTTTGTAGAATGTATTTTTGTTCACTCAGCAAGTACTGAGCATTTGACTAAAGGCAAAAAGTACGAAGTCGTAAGAGTAGTAGAAGATCACAAATTTACGATTGTATCTGATTCAGGAAAAAATAAATCGTACTACCTGACAAATTCACATTTCAAAGTAGTATAAACCAAAAAAAAGCCGGTGAAATATCCGGCATTAAAACCAATAGAAATTATGAAACTACCAATTAGATTAGAAAATGCGATTACAAAGCTTTATACGGCTTATCATTCAGGAGAATTAGACGCTATGAATTGCGAACATTGCGCAGTAGGTAGTATTTGCAACAATGATAGCGCATGGGATAACTTGCCTATTTTTCAATCGACACTAAAATGGGGTAATTACATACAACCATGTGATTATGAATTAGAACTTGCTGAAATAGTAATAAAAGAATCTGGATATTCAAAAGAAGAATTACAAAAAGTAGAAATAATTTTTTTAACAGCTACAGATTTTAAAAAAGGAGACAAAGAAACCCAATTCAAAGGGTTATGCGCAGTAGTAGAATATCTTTGCGAATTGGATAACGTTCCAAACGTAATGGATTACACCAAACTATTCGAAACGGAAAATAATCAGCCTAAATACGTTATTTCGTTATGAAAACTTTACAGCAAGTGGTAACTGAAATTAAATCGCACGATGTATCGAGATCAGAAGCCAGGGAATTTGCAGAAAAAGATTTCGGCCAAATATATGCATGGGTAAAAGCTGATGTTGTAGCCAGAATGCTGAAAGAATTAAAAACCAAAAAAAGTAAACCATGAAAAAATCAGACAAAATTAAGTTAATTATTGGCGCGATATTGATTATCACAATCGTATTTGCAATGATAAACCGTGCATCTGCTCAGGAAAAATCCAGAACATGCATTAATATTGAGGTTTCAGATGCTAAATACACCACTATTTTCAAAGTAGTAGTAAACGGAAAGTCTTATTTCACCAACGCAATCATTTTAAAAGGTGATGAATATATAAGGCTTGTTGAATTCAAAAGAAACGGAGATATTAAAGGTACTCACTGTTTTTTGTTAAACCAATGTAAAATCTATCAATCAAAATAATTATGAAAAAATTAGCCACACTCGCATTAATTTTAATTTACCTAAACGTAAATGCACAATCACAAATCCATGCATCAGCAGGATATAAAGCAATCGAAATTGGTTACACATACCAAAACGAAGAATTTTTAAACTTTGGTTTTTCTGCTTCTTTAGTAGATGCCGGAACAGTTGAAAAACGAGCCAACAAAAACGATGTGAATAAAAAAATTCACGATCTAAAATCAGATGTTGTTCCGGCTTTGTTTGGAGAAGTTGGCGGTACATTCGATTCAATTACCATAACCGGAAAACTTGGAACTGCATATTTAGACCAACGCATTAACGGTATTCAGGAGAAACAAAAATTATATTTAGCAGTTGGAATACGTTTTGGTTATTATGTTAGTGATAATATTCAGGTTGTTGGATCTTACGATAACGTTAATTCAGTAATGGCAGGAATACAAATAGGAAATTAATCAAACAAACTGTAATTATGGAATTTAAAGGAACAAAAGGATTTTGGAGATTAGGAGTATTAGGAAGCGTTCAAAACGAAAGAGGCGAATTTATTTGCGAATCAGAAAGGAATAAAGCAAGAGATGAAGAAAATAACGCAAACAACTTACTTATTTCTTATGCTCCTGAAATGCTTGACCAATTAATTAATATAAGAGATTGGATAGATAAAGATATTAACGTTTCTGAATGCAGAACACAAATTGATGAACTTATTCAAAAAGCAACAACAATTTAACCAAGTAAAAAACAATGTTATGTATAGAACAGAAGAAACAATAGGAGGTATAATTATCGTAATTAAGTTTAACCAAGTAAATTATTAGGGATGGAGACAGAAAAAAGACCGATAAACGATTTGCAAAAACTTATTGAAATAGATGGAGAAAAATTTATTCCATTATCTAAAATGAGTTACGAAATAAAACAGATACATTGGTACAGGGGAATATTTGGAGTTAAAAAAGTTATATCTGAAAACGCATTAAGCCAAGAAGATTATGACCTATTAAAAACATGGAATTTTAACCTAAATGAATCTATCTAACAAAAACCTAAATACGAATTACAAATAAAGTAGATTATGAAAGAAGAATATACAGGGCTTTTAAAATACAAATTAGTTAGAATAATTATCGGAATACCTAATTTGCCAATTATTTTATTAATGGCTATTTATGGGATGATTATGATGGTTAAAAATACAGGATTAGTCGAGATGCAATTAAAGAAAGATCGAGATGGTTTTTTACTTACAGATGAAATAAAAGAGTACTTAACAAAAATATATCCATTGCATTTAAGAATATTTATTGCAGTTTGTGTATATGGGTATTTTATAGCAAAACACGTTTAGTCACGTGTTTTTTGCTTTTTACGTTGGAAATGTTTAATTTTGAGGCATTATGGGAGCAGGTAGACCAAGTGAATATAATTTCGAAATGTGCCAATCTATATGCGAAGAAGTGGCAGAAGGTTTTAATATTAAAACAGTATTAAAGTCTAAATCAGAGTACCCAGACTTTTCTACTTGGTGTAGATGGAAACGTAATAATGAAGAATTACGCAACCTGTATGTAAATGCAATGCAGGATAAAGCCGAATCTGAGATGGAAGAGATTGATTACATTAGAGATCAATTAAAGGCAGGAGAAATGGATCCGTCAGTCGGAAACGTATTGATACAGACAGGTAAGTGGCTTTCTTCTAAGTTTTATCCTAAAATGTTTGGAGATAAAGTAGATGTTACTTCCGGAGGCGAAAAACTACCACAGGTTACAATATTCCAATTACCTGACAATGATAGAAAATAACGCAGTTATAATACGACCACAGGACGGTTATCAAATGTCGTTCTTATCCAGTTCCGCAGATATCGCAATTGGGGGAGGTGCTGCAGGAGTTGGCAAAACTTATTCGTTGCTTTTAGAGAACTTAAGACATAAAGATGTGCCGGGCTTTGGAGTTGTTTGTTTTAGAAGAACTACACCTCAAATCAAAGCAGAAGGTGCTTTATGGGACACGTCAATGACTATTTATAATCAGGCAGGAGGAAAACCAAGAGAAAGCAGTTTAGAGTGGGATTTTGGAGCTTCTAAGGTTAAGTTTTCGCATTTAGAATACGATAAGAATATGTACGATTGGCAAGGCTCGCAAATTCCTTTAATTGAATTTGACGAGCTTACTCATTTTCCAAAGAAGATGTTTTTCTATTTGCTTACTCGTAATCGTTCTGTATGCGGGGTTAATCCATACGTTAGAGCAACATGTAATCCTGACCCTGATAGTTGGGTAGCTGAATTTATTGAATGGTGGATTGATCCGGAAACGGGTTTGCCAATACCTGAAAGAGATGGAAAATTACGTTATTTGATTGTTGATGGGGATAATTATATTTGGGGAGATTCAAAAGAGGAAGCGATACAAAAAGGTTGGCATATACTTGAAGATGTTGTAAATAAATCAGGTATTGATCCTAATGAGTTTGTTAAATCTGTAACATTTATATCGGGAAGTATTTACGATAATAAAGAATTGCTTAAAACAAATCCTGCTTATTTAGGGAATTTATTAGCACAGGATTCAGCAACTCAGGCAGCGTTATTGCACGGTAACTGGAAAATGGTTTTATCTGATAACGACATTTACGAATATGAATCGTTTAGAGGAATGTTTAATAATGTTTATGAGTTAGAAGATACTGAAGAAACTTTTATTACTGCTGATATTGCAATGAAAGGATCTAATAAGTTTATCGTTGGAGGTTGGCGAGGACGTGAATTAGTTAAGATAAAAATATTAGATAAAAACAATGGCAAAGAAGTTATTGAGGTAATTACTGATATGGCGAAAGAATTAAAAACGCCTAACAAAAATATTTGCTATGATGCTGATGGAGTTGGAAGTTTTATTGATGGTTTTATAGTTGGATCAATTCCATTCAATAACGGTGGAAGTCCTTTTCCTAATCCGGAACTAAAGCAAGGCGACAAAGATTTTGGACAAAAAGAAAATTACCCTAATTTAAAAACACAATGTTATTACCGATCAGGTGATAAAGTAAAATCAGGAAAATACAAAGTAAGCGAAGAAGTATCGAATACTATGTATGATGATAAAATGACCGTTAAACAACGTTTTATGCATGAAAGAAAAGCTATAAAACGTAAAAAGGTCGACATGGATGGTAAGCTTCAAATTAACGGTAAAGACGAAATGAAAGCTAAATTAAATGGGGATTCTCCTGACTTAATGGATATGTTTATGATACATGAAAGATTCTATCTAGATAAGCAACCTGCTTTTTTTATAATGTAATAAAAATTTATATATCTTTGTTGTATGGCAAATAGTTTAATGAACAGTTTTAGATTAGGTTACGACTATCTTACGGGAGGTAAAAAAACACGTAATGCATACAATCAGGCGTTTTATGAATGGATTGGGATCGGTTACGTTCAGTACGATCATAAGAATAAAACGTATCTCGATAAGGGTTATAATCAGAATCCAACTATATTTTCCATTATAAACAAATCTACTGTAAAGCTTGTTTCTGTTCCTTATGCTATAAAGGAAGTTGAAGATAAACAAAGCTACTCAAAGCTTAAAATGTTGGATTTAGCAACTAAAGGAAATATTTCTGTTAGACAATACATTGACAAATTGGCACTCGAAACTAAAGCCTATAAAGACAAAGAAAAGCCTTTTCCATTAGAACAACCTAATCCAAATCAAACATGGTCAGATATATTCGGACTATATAAAACTTATTTAGATTTAATCGGCAACTTTTATCTATACACACCAAAACCCGAAGACGGATTAAATAAAGGGGTGCCTAAATTGGCTTATGCTTTGCCGGCTCACATGATACAGATAGTGCTTAAAAAAGATGCTAATTTGTTGTATGATGAAAACCCAATTGATTACTACATGCTTATAGATGGAGATTGGTTTATTCAATTTCCTGTAGAGGATGTAATACATGTAAAAACGGTTAATCCTAACTACGATAGATCAGGATCTCATTTATATGGGCAATCTCGCTTAAGAGCCGGATTACGTAATTTACAATCACAAAACAGCGCAATTGATACTAATATTCAAATGCTTAAATCAGCAGGAGCTTATGGGTTCTTATACGGAAAAGGAACACCGTTAACACCGGATCAAGCGAGTTCGCTAAAAGAGCGTTTAGTCGAAATGGATAAAGATCCGGGAAGATTGGGCAAAATTGGAGCTTCATCTGCTGAGATTGGATTTCAAAGGATTTCACTTACTACAGACGAATTAAAGCCTTTCGATTATCTTAATTGGGATCAGAAAATGTTATGTAATGTCTTGAATTATCCTGATGAGTTACTAAACAATGATGGAGGTTCTAAATTAGGCGGTACATCTGAAACGATGGAAGCTAAGAAAACATTGATTACCGAAAATATTCAACCCGATTTAGTGTTGTTTCAAGATGCTTTGAATAAGTCTTTTATTCCGTTATTCCCGGGTTACGAAAATAGCGTTATTGAATGGGATGTGACAGCTTTGCCAGAAATGCAAACAGACATGAAACAAATGTCTGAAGCGTTGGATAAAATACCATTAACTCCTAATGAAGTTCGTACTGCATTCAAATACGAAACAGTTGAAGAGGATGGTATGGATGTTGTTTGGATTAACGCAGGCAAAGTAAGAATTGATGATGTAAGTGCGGAAATGATTAATAATGCTAACAGTTAATGACAAATTGGAACAAACTACAACCACGATACGAAAAGAAAGCGTATAGAATCGTTCAGAAACATATAAAATTGATTCTGAGTAGAATTCCTGTAGATAACACCAATTTGAATAATTATGAGATTATAATCGATTTGAATATCCATAAAGAGGACGTGTTTAAGATGTTTTTAGAGCTATACAATACAATCGGTATAGATTATGGAAACAGAGTAAATAAAGACTTAGAAAAGGTTACAAAAGCAAATACTTTATTCAATGACTATTTGTTAAAAGAAATTTTACTATTTTTGTCTAATGAAGGAGGTATAAAGATTACAAGCGTTAGAGATACTTTGATTCAGGATGTTATAAAAAGCATTAAAGATGGATTAGGAGAAAACGAAACTGTAATCGATTTACGAAATGACTTGTACTCTATAATTTCAAAGAGCCAAACATTTTATAAATATCAGGCTTTAAGAATTGCAAGAACTGAAACAACGAGTGCGAGTAATTTTGCCTCATTTAAAACAGCTCAGAACAGCGAATTGTTACTTGATAAAGTTTGGATTAGCGTTCAGGATAATAGAACAAGACGAACGCCTTTCGATCATTATTATATTGATGGGGTTGTACAGGAATTAGAAAAGCCGTTTTATTTAGGAGGTTCGGATTATTTACAATATCCCGGCGATATAAAAGGACAGCCTGCGGATGTAATTAATTGCAGATGTACTTTGAGTTACAAGCCGAGGCGTGATGCTGAAGGTAATTTAATATTAAAAACTAATATGTAATGGAAATAGATTCTTTTAAACAATTAAGTTACGATCTTAAAGATTTAGACGAAGCAAAAGGGATTATTGTTGCCTATGCAAATGTTTACAACAATAAAGACAATGTTGGAGATATTTCGGCACCGGGATCTTTCGATAAAACAGTATCGGAAAACTTTAAGCGTATTCGTGTTTTAAAAGATCACAATCCTACTATAATGATTGGCATTCCTTTAGAGATTGACACCAAAGACACTTATGGATTATTGACTACTACAAAATTCAATATGAAGAAAGATTCTGCAAGGGATATGTTTAATGACGTTCAGTTAATGCATGATAATGGACTTAATGCAGAGTTATCAATTGGATATAAAGCAGTTAAGCGTGATTTAAAGAACAAATCAATTATTCAGGAATATTTCTTAGGCGAATACTCTTTTCTTTCTAATTGGGCAGCTAATCCGTTAGCTACAGTTAGAGACATTAAAAGCATTAAAACTCATTACGGTATTTTATCCTTAATTGAGAAATCATACAATCTTAATTACTCGGACACTCGTTTAAAAGAGATTGAAATATTATTAAAATCACTTTCTAATGAGCCGTTCAAAGAGGACACTCAAGATGATAAGCCGATTATCGACGCATTAAAATCATTTAGAGAATCATTAAAAAATTAAAAAATGGAATTAGATATCAAAACGGAATTAGAAGGTTTAAAAGCAGACCTTACGTTAAAATTTGAAGAAAAATCGAAAGTTGATTTGCAAAACGCAATAGAACAAGTAGAGATTAAATATAAAGGACAATCTGAAAAGATTGATGCCGAAATTGAAGCTGTAAAAGCTGATTTCCAAAAGAAATCACTTGCTATGCAGGATCACTTGGATAAATTGGACATTCGTTTAAAACAAGCTAATGGAGACAAAAATACTGAAACTAAAACTTTCAATGAGTATTTGGCTGACGTTATCATGGAGAATAAAGAAGCTATCCAAAACTTCAAGAAAAACGCTCCTGATTTAGCAATGGAATTTAAAGCAGTTGGAGACATGAGCATCGCTGCTAACTTTCCTGGATCAACACCATTTACTCAAGACGTGCGCAACGCATTGATTGTAAATCCTTATGATAGAGTTTGGCTTTCGGATTACTTGCCACAAGGTAACACAACAAAAAGCTCAATAATTTATCCAAAAGAAAACGGTGGAGAAGGTGGAGCGTCTACATGGGTTGTAGGTTCTGGGAACAAGCCACAAATGGATTTTGATTTAACTACGCAAACTGCTTATGTTAAATGGATTGCGGGTTACGTAATTGTTGACCGTGACATGCTAGATGATATCGATTGGTTATTAAGCTACCTACAATCTAAAATGCTAATCAGCCTTAAAGTAGCAGAAAACAACTTCATTTTGAATGGTACTGCCGATTCAAACCCTGTACAAGGGCTTATTGATGTTGCAACGGCTTACGATGGAACTTTTACTGCCGCAGTTGATAAAATTGTAGATGCGGCATATGGTCAGATCCCGGAAGATACTTTCGAGTTCTATCAAGGAAACACAGCTATTTTAAATGTTCGTGACGGTGTTAAAATAGGATTGAACAAAGCTGAAGGATCTGGAGAATATGATCTTCCTCCAGGAACTGTTGCTTTCGAAAACGGAAGGTTAAGAGTTGCAGGATTAAATATCGCTACTACTACTCAATTAGGAGCCGATAACTTCTTAGCTTTCGATAGAACTGCTACTTTGTTAGTTAATCGTTTGAATCCAGAATTAAGAATGTTTGAAGATTCTACATTGGCTAAACAAAACAAAGTGATGTTTAGAATCGAGGAAAGAATTACTTTGGTAATCTTCAATGATGATGCTATTGTAAAAGGTTCACTTGCCACGCCGTCTGTATAGTCGGAATTGAATTATAAAATTAAACCTCCTTTCGAAAGATTGGAGGTTTTTTATTAAATTTACTTTATGGAAAAACGAAAAGAAACTATCGGAATTTATTTAAGTAACTGGAATTTGTTAGGCGGAGTTGAGACAATGACAAAGAACTTTTGTAAAAGAATGTCGGTTTACTACAATGTTACTTTACTTTATGATAATGTTGCAAACCAATCATTAGTTGATGAAATGAAAGAATATTGTGAGGTTGTAAAGGTTAATTTTAAGCAAACATATTCATTCGATTTATTTATTTCAAGCTCAGCATGGGGCAAGAGCGCATTTGATGCTATTAAAGCTAAATGTTATATACAAATGGTTCATGCCGACTATAGACATATTATAGACGGATGGGCATTTAATTACAAACCTAACGGATTGGTAACGCACCATGTTTGCGTTGGTGAAACGGTTAAAATCGGCTTCGAACACGTTACTAAATTGAAAAGCGAGGCAATTATATATAATCTATTAGACAATACAATTAAGTACGCTAAAAAGCCTAAAAACAAAGTGTTAACGCTAATTACGTGTTCTCGTTTATCTGGTGAAAAAGGATTTAATCGTATGAAGCAATTAGCCAGGCAGTTGGACGCAAAAGGCATTGATTACGTTTGGAATGTTTGGGGCGATACATCGAGCCAATACGCTATTACTTTAATGAAACAGTTTGTTAATTGTCCTAACATACATTTCAAAGGAATCACAACCGAACCCCACAAAGAAATTAACAAAGCTGATTATTTAGTTCAGTTATCAGATACGGAGGGATTTGCATACTCGGTTTACGAAGCAATGCAAGTTAAAACCCCTTGTATAATTACGCCTTTTGCATCCGGAAAAGAGCAAATTACGAACGGTGTTAACGGCTATACTGTACCGTTTGAAATGGATAATATTCCGTTTGATGATATTTTACTCAGAGATTTAAAAGTACCTGAGTTTGATGAATTAGGCAAAGAAGAACATTGGATAAGCTTTTTTGATTCATGCTTAGAATGGTATAAAGAAAATGTAATGACTGTAAAGATTACAGCAGTCGTACAAAAATACAAAATAGATGAAATTGTAGATTTGCCAAAAGAACGTGCTTTATCGGCTATTGAAAGAAGGTTGGCTGTTATCTACAATCCTACCATAGGCGAAAAGCACTTGGTTTGATATAGTAATCATTATGAAAAGCATCTTTAACGTGAGCTAAACCTCTTTTTGATAACCCAATTAGAAGTAATGGACTGGGCGGATACATTAAGTGTTTATAAGAAAACCCTAATGCACCATCATATATTTTAACCATTTTACCGATATTGGCATTTATAAAGTCATTTGTTTTCATAATATGATTTTTTTAAAGCCTGTAGATCAGTACAGGCTTTTTGTTTATTTATTAGCTTGCATTTCAGAAAGCCTGCTAAACAAGTCGCTGATTTCGGTGTCTGCATCACCGCTATTTTTAGAAACAAAATCAATTCTTAAAGAATGCCCTGTTATGGTAGAAAACGGAGCTCCTGAACTTCTTTTACAATCTAAAACTAAATCAGATATAAAGCTATGTTTTATTTTTAACTTACTAAATCTGTTTGTAGTCTTTACCAAAACGCATGATTCTACTTCATCTAAATCTATATCATTTTGAAAGCACCAATACATCATGGTCTTCATTAGTTTTTCCCCTTTTGCTTTATATTTAATTCCTTTGTGCGTAATTTCATAATTGTTCATAATATAATGTATTTAAATAATAAAAACGCCACCCCTCGCTACAAAGAATGACGTTTTATTTATGTTTTTAGTTGTAGCGAATGACAAATATACAAAAACATTTTTTAAATACGCAACAATATTTTTATTATCTTTGAAACTATAAAACTAATAGTTATGAAAATCAAATTATTAAAAGATCATTTAGACCATACGGCAGGAGACACTATTGAAGTAACAGAGCAAAGAGGCGGTTATTTATTGCGTGTAGGCGTTGGCGTTAAACCTGTAAGCAAAACAGAATATAAAGAACCAAAAAGTAAAAAACTGCCTAAACAACGAAAAGACGGTGTTTCAAGCGTGTCAACTCCGGAAGCTCACGACAAACATATTAAGAATCTAAATAAAGATTTATAATGTCATACATATCAGTTATACCACTTGCAAGAGCTAAAAACTATTTACGTATAGATCCTGATTTAACAGAGGATGATACGGAAATAACTTCAATGATTAATGCGTCATTAAGATACGTTGAACAAAGAACAAGGCATTTTATGTATGCACGTGATATTGTTTATAATGGTAGTTGTCAGGTAAAAGTATATGATTATCCGATTAACTCAGTTGTCGCTCCAACAGATCCGGCACCATGGAGTTTAACACGCACAATGTACACTATTTATCCAGATAACAAAACGGTTACTTTAAATGTAGGATATGAAACTCCGGAAGAAGTTCCAGACATTTTTATTCAATCGGCTTTACAGATGATTAAAATTTGGTACTACGAAAGCGAGAAACAAGTTAATAGTCAAATGATACCGATTAGTGTAACTGAAGCTTTGGACGTTGAAAAAAGATTTATATAAATTATGGAAACACCTAGAGAGAAAGCACATGAAATGGTAGGTACTTTTTTAAACCTACATAGCTATATTCACGATGTTGGATGTGCAAAAACATGCGCTTCTGAATCAGTTGATTTAATAATAACAGCTATTAAAGAGGATTTTGGAAGATCTGGTGTTGCTATTATTGATTGGTACGAAAAAGTAAAAGAGGAAATAGAAAAATTACCATGCTAGCAAGACAATACGATAAAAGAATTAAGATTTACAGTACAACTAACATTCCTGATGGTTATGGTGGTAATACTGTAGAAGAAGTTTTAATAGGCTCATTTTGGGCTGAATTAAAGCAGAATTCTGCTTATCGTGATTATAGCATAGGCAAATCAGATATTAAAGATAACTGGTCGTTTAATATTCGTGCTACGCCTAAAATAACACCTGATAATATAGACAACTTAACAATAGAATACAAAGGAGTTAACCGTGTTGTAAATGATATTCGTTACAATGATGAATTATTCAGGGAATTAAATATTATTGCTAATGGCTAATATAAAAGGTGTTGCCAAGACCCTTAATGAATTGCAGAAGTTCGGAAAGCAAGCAGAAAAACTGATAGAGCTTGAGACTGAAGCCATTGCTGTACAGATTGAAGGAGACGCTAAAAAGAACGCGCCTAAGAATTTTGGTAAATTAGCTCAGAGCATTTCTCACAGCAAACCAGAGCCATTACATAGAAAGGTAACAGTTAATGAATTTTATGGTGCTTACATGGAATTTGGAACGGGAGCAAAAGTAAAAGTTCCTGCTGAATTTGCAGAAATGGCAAAGTCTTTTAAAGGTAAAAAACAAGGTAGTTACAAACAAGGTTTGGAGTCGATAAAAGTATGGTGCAGATCAAAAGGAATAGATGAAAAGTTTGCTTATGTGATATTAGCCAAGATATTGGGAGCGGGAGTAAATCCACAACCTTTTTTATATCCGGCATATGTTAAAGGAAAAAAAGATTATAAAAAAAATTTAGAAAACGTTTTAAAGCGTTTGAATAAGAAAATTTAGTACTTTTACAACATGGTAAATGTTAATCCTGATAAATTTATTAGAAAAGCTGTTTATGACGCTACAAACAATATTGTGGTTCATGGGAAAACTATTAAAACTTTTGATAGTCGCCTGACAGGTAATGCAAATTTAACGGAATACATTTTAATGACTGCGCAAGACAAAGATGTATTGAAAAATACTAAATGTGAATATGAATGGGAGGCTTCCTTATTAATTGAAATTTACACCCGTTATTCAAGCGCAGGAAATACGGGAAGCAGAGCGTTATTAAATGATATTGAGCAGGCGGTTATGGATGTTTTAAATCCTAAATTAACAATACAAGGATTTACAAATGTTACGCAAAAAATCACTTACGAAACATCATTGGAAACGGTTACTGATACTGATAATATTTACAGATCATTCTTAAGATTAAATTTAACATTAAAATAAAAACAACATGGCCGATAAAATCAAAGGCGAAGGCCTTATTCTTTACGTTAACGATGGTGCTTTGTACCGTCCTGTTGCATGTTTAACATCTAACAGTTTAGATACTGAGTTAGGGGTTATTGAAGCTCAAACTAAATGTGCTCCTGGAGTTACTGAAACACAAGCAGGAACATTCTCTTATACATTGACAGCTGACGCAATTGCAATCGACACTACTTCTGTTGGTGGCGATGATACAAAAGCTTCACACGATTATTTGTTAGAAGTTCAGCAATCTAAAGTAAAAGTAAACTGGAAAATGGATTCAGGGACTACTGGATTAATCTATTACGGAAACGGAATCTTAACTTCTTTAGGGTTAGAAGCTCCGGCAGGTGATGAATTTGCAACGTTTTCTTTAACTATTAATGGTTCTGGCGGTATTTCAACAACTGATCCATTAGCTCCAAGCGTATAATTTATGAATAAGATAATTTTATTAGATAAGGAATTTCATTTTGGTATTGGTTTTTTGATTTTGTTAACTGAAAACACGGGTCTTGAATTGGCTGAAATAGGAGATAAAATGGAGTCAGGAAACATATCTGTTTTTCAAAACCTTATTTATTATTCACGACTTTATTCGGTTCAAAGAAAAAAAGAATCTGTTGAATTTGATATGTACGACATAAATGACATGATAGATGAAAACGGGGGCATTTTAGGTCAGTTTGTTCAGGATTTCACAAAAGCGTTCTTAGAATCATTATCAAAAGATGTACCTAAGCCAGAAGATAAAAAAAAAGTGAAGAAAACTACAAAATAGATTTTCAAAAAGACGTTGTTTCATTTGCAATAGGCGAACTTGGAATTACTACATTGAAACGTGTTTATGACATGTCATTTGCAGAGTTTCAGATTCGCCTATTTGCATGGAAAAGAGTACAAGATAGAGAATGGGAAAAAGTTCGTATATTAGCGTGGTATGCTTTAACCGGATCGCATCAAAACCCTAAGAAACTACCAAAATCAATGAATCAGTTTATGAGTCTGGATTTAGATAAAAAGCAAAATGTAATATCAGAATCTCATAAAAAAAGATATTTAGAGGCTATGCAGGAATATTTAAAACAAACTAATAATTATGGCAAATCTTGAAATAGGAATTGGAGCCGACATAAAAGAATGGCAGAAGAAATTCGACGAGGTTGAATCAGATATTCAACAACTTGCGAACGAAAAAGCTATTCAAATAAAATTAGGCTTAGATACCAAAGAAATAAACTCTCAGATAAAAGATGCTAAAAAATATCTTAACGACCTAAAACAAACAGCTAAGGATACAGGAGCATCGTTTCAAAAAGATTTAACTCCTAAAGTAGCGAATGGAAGCAATGCGCTTATGCAGTTTTCACGTATTGCTCAAGATGCGCCGTTTGGTATAATGGGTATTGGAAATAATATAACCGCTACAGCGGAATCATTTAGTTACTTGGTTAAAGAAACCGGAAGTGCTAAAGAAGCGTTTAAAGCTGTAGCTTCATCTTTATTAGGTACAGGAGGCTTGCTTCTGGCTGTTTCTTTAGTTACTTCAGGGCTTACATATATGAGTCAAAAGGGATTGACAGTGGGTGATGTTTTTAATAAGCTAAGCGGTAATTTTGACGAAGCACGTAGAGCTATGCAGGAATTATCTGTTGAAACTGTTAAAAATTCACAGGCTCAAATATCCTCTCTGGGGGCTTATGTTTCAGTGGCTAAAAACATAAATCTATCTATGAGTGACAGGTTATTAGCAGTTAAAAAATTACAAGATGAATACCCTGCTTATTTTGGCAATCTAACACAAGAACAAATACTTAATGGAAATGTTGCAAACGCAGTAAGAGGCGTTACACAGGCTTTAATAGCTAAAGCAAAAGCAACGGCATTAACAGACAGGATCGTAAAACTTGCAGAGGAAGAAGAAAAAATACAAAACAACATAAATAATGCTATTGCTTCTCAATTCAAACAATACAGATTAACGAAGCAAGAAGCGTTTGATGCGGCTGTTATTTTAAATAAGCAACTAAGAGGCGAAATTGATCTTGAAAAAGAACTTACTGAAGGGAGAGCAAATAGTTTGACTAAAGCGGAAAAAACAGCTTTGGCCGCATTTAAATATTCTCAAACGCTTCAGGGTCTTGGAGGAGAATTGAAAAAAAATGTACAAGATCAAGACAGGCTAACTGACAGCTTGGAGAAAAATTATGCCGGGTTTATAAAATTAGAGACTCAAAAAGAAAAAGCTTCTAAAAAAACATACGATACTCCACAGGTTAACGGGTTGGATGTTTCCATAACTCAGACCGGGCTTGATGGATTGGTTTCGTTGTCTGGCATGGTGGTTAAAATATCGAAAAACGTAGAGGGAGCAGAAGGCGTTATATCCACAAGCCTTAAAAATATTCCAAGTTATTTTAATGTAGCAAGTTTGAAATCCTTAGAGGTACTCCAAAAGTTTAATAAAAGCATGAGCGATATTATAAATAACGGAATAGTAGATACGTTATCGGGTCTTGCTGACGCTTTAGGAGAGGCTTTTACTACTGGAGGAAATGTAATTACCGCTGTCGGAAGATCTCTTTTGTCTACACTTGGTGGAGTTCTTTCAGAATTAGGAAAAATGGCAATAACTACCGGTATAGGAATACTAGCAATACAAACTTCTTTAAAAACCCTTAATCCATATGTGGCTATCGCGGCAGGTGCCGCATTAGTCGCGTTAGGGAGTGCAGTAAAAGGCAGTGTAAAAGGATTAGGGGGGTCTATGAGTAGTGGAGGTTCTTCCGGAGGATTAAGCACTGGAGCATCTTATAGTTCTCCTGCTTCATCAAGTAGCTTTTCTAGTGGTTCATCATCAAACGGAGGAACCGTAGTTTTTGAAATATCAGGAACATCGCTTTTAGGAGTTTTGAATAATACTTTAGACAGAAACAACAGATTAGGGGGATCGTTATCTTTATCATGACAGATCAAGGCGTAAGAATAAGCTTTTTAAACAATGCCGAAGAAGGCGACCGTATAATTTATTCAGGAAGTATTTCCGGAGTGCCTATTGTGTTTACAAATGGATTAACTGTTGTTGATTTTGAATTTACAAACAATGATTCTGAAATAACAGCAGATCCTATGCATCGTGTAAAAATTGGGGCTACTGCGGAACAATCAGCTACTAATTTAAAAGCTTTTTTAGAAAATCAAGGTTACGTATCCACTTCGTTTCCTATTTTATACAGAGTTACTTTTGTCGATATATGGAATACGGAAGCTATTTTTAGCGCTAACGAAAGAATAATATTTGATATAGATACTATAAGCACTAATTTATCTATTGTTTCTTTTTATGATAGACTAATACCGACAACCGCTCCTAAGTATTTTTTTGAATACACAAACATTTCAAATAACTTTTTTAGATGTGAAATTTACGAAAAATACTTTTCGGGATCGGCTACTGAAATAACGGGTAGAGCCACTATAGATAAAGGAGAGGTAAAAAATATGCTAGACCCTATAAGAGGAACAGGACTTACGCTTGATCTGGAGGCGAATAACATGTTGAAGTTTGAGGACTTATACTCGAAGTCGGAAACAGACTTTACAGTCAGGCTGTATATTGATAAAGCGTTAATATTTCAAGGTTTCTTAATACCTGACGGTATATTCGAATCGTTTACGAGTGATATTTGGAACATATCAGTAAGATGCACGGACGGACTTGGTTTTTTAGAGAATTTATCTTTTGTAAATGATAACGGGTCATCTTTCAGCGGAAAGATAAGCATGATGGATGTTATTTATTACTGCCTAAAAAAAACAGGACTACAACTAAAGATAAATACCTATATACCTCTATATTATTACGGAATAACGGACGAAGGGGTTGAAACTGATGTATTGACATTAGCATATTTAAACACTGAAAGATTTGTAAAGCCTGATGATAATACGATAATGAGCTGTCACGAAGCTTTAACTTATTTATTAACAACAATAAATGCAGTAGTAACACAAGAAGACGGTGAGTGGTTTATATACCGCCCTTCTGAGTTTTATACTCAAAGTTATCCTTTTTTTAAAAGATATGAAATAGACAACACTTACATAGGACTTAGACAGGTGAATCTTAATCGAGTTTTAGGAAGTCATATAGATAATGTTTACCCGCACCACATAAACGCTAATCAGCAAATAACTATCAGGGGCGCAGTATCTGCTTTCAGATTGAATTATAAATATGGATTTATAGAAAGCTTTTTGAAAAACGGAAAACTTAAACACGAAGCAGGAACAAAGATTTACGATTCATGGACGGTTCAGAATTGGACTGAAGGCAAAAATTCAGGATATTTAGTTATTGATCCTGTATCTAAAAACGGAATATCATTTATGTCTATAGTTCAGGATACTGGCGAAACTTTTGACGAGAACGAGGCGATAATTTCAGAAGAAACAGAAGAGGTTCCGGAAAACTATACTTTTGAATTTAAAACAAACTTTATATCTTACGGTTATCCTGTTAGAATTAGATATTCAGTAACACTAAACCCAACTGACGGGGGCGATAATATGTCAATGCTCCAAAATGGGTCATGGACATCTTTATATACTAATATGGGGTATTTAGTAAATGCCGACTACATGCCTAACAGCAACGGTGAGCTTGTCAGCGATGTTTTTGACAGAACATTTTCTATTCAGTCCGCCCCAGTACCTAAACCAGGCAAAATAAAGATAACGATGTTCGTTCCTGCTAAAGGATACACTACTTCAGGATCAATGTCAGGTGTTGATAATCCACCTGCTGTTTTAGTAGAGGTAAAAACTATTGAGCTAGTGAATACATTTCAAGGAAACAATGTAGTAGGGGAATTTCACACTGCATCAAGGGCAACACCTCCTAGCTCTATTATAAAAGAAAACAAAACTGTTTCTATGGGAGACAATGTAAATAAGCTGTATACTGGAGCTATTTACGAAGAAGATCAAGAAACGTTAACTAAATTATGGCATAGAAGACAATTCCCAGAGGACGGATCAGAGGAAGCTAAGCCGTTATTGAGAATATCCGCAGAGGACGAACTTAGAATCGCTCAAAAGCCAATGAAAGTTTTTTCAGGTGATATTTATGGTTATATGGGTTATTTAATACTTATGTCAATAAACAGTATACAAGGCAGGTTTATGCCTATATCTTACAGTTACGACACCTATACTAATATAACTTCTATGAAAAGCTTAGAGCTTTATGCTCCGGAATTATTCGACATAAATTATTTAAAAACACAAGACTTTGGCGAAACTGTTAAACCTACGATTGTAAGTTAATTATTTTTAGTATTTTTGATGTATGAACTACGTAAACGGAGAAGATAGGATTTTATTCATAAAGATAAACGGCGTTTACATGCCTATAGGCTGTTTAACTAGTAACGGCATAGAAGAAAGCACCGAAACTCTAGAAACTACAACCCGAGAAAATGAAGGATGGAAAACAGACAAAGCGTTAGTTCAAAGCTATTCAATCCCCTTTTCAGGACTTCAGATAAATACAACAGTTGCAGGAGGTGTTTTTAATATTGCTTCTTACGATCGAATAAAGATGTTAAAACGTCAAAAAATACTGCTTGATTGGAAAATACAAGGCACAATATACCCAATAGTAGATTACGGAAAAGGAACAATAATTGATTTAAGTTCTACTGAAGCAGTGGGTGAATTTATGAGTTTTTCAGGAACTATATTAGGATTTGGAAAACCATTAGTGCAAGATTTAGGAGGTGTTGTTTTAAATAATGGAGACCCAAATATACTGCTTAACACAGGAGATGTAAACGAAATAATAAAAGTACAATAATGGCTATAGATCCAAACCAAATAACAACAGTTAATGCAGAAGAACTGCCAGTGGCTCCAATCACTGCCGAAAGCATAATAGTGCACTCAATAGGAGGTGTTTTGTACAGGGGTACAGTTGCTGAAATACTACCGTTAGTGCCAAGCGTAAATTATCAGCCTTTTGAAGTAAAACAATTAAATGTTTCCAATTTATATGTTACTCAGAATTTCGATGAAGATGGACTTGGTAAAACAGATGGATTGTGGAATGGGTGGGCAATTATAAACGGAAATAACGGGACAGGTTTTAATTGTTCAGGTGCTACATTTATAGGATTTGGAGACATTCCGTATGACACAATGCGCCAACAGATTGGAGAGAACACAAAAGCTATAACAAAAAATAATGTTCCTAAAATGGATTTAACAGTACCTGTATCAGGGTCGGATAATGCAGGAGGTTCACACGTGTATGTTATGGCAACAAATCTACAGCCAGAAGGAAATCACACATATGTAAACTCTGTAAATCCTCTTTCAACAGAAGCTCCTTTAAGCATAATGCAAAAATCATTTGTACAATTATTTATAATGAAATTACCTTAAAAATGGCAATAAATCCGGCAGAAATAACAACAGTAAGAGTAGGTGAATTAGTCCCTAAACCTTGGAGTTTAACAGACTTGTTGCCTCACGAGGTTTCAACATTATTGGGGCAGGGTACAGTGCAAGGGCTTGCAGATTTAATATCTTCATATATCGGCACGGTATCTTCTTTAGCATTCAATCCTACAACTGTTAACAGTGGAGAAACATTACCTGTAACAGATTCAACAGAATGGATGTTTGTTGGTAAAGGAACTTTTTTAAATGTTGGAGGAGGGGCAGATATAATTACAACTGAAGAATTAAATGTATTAGTGTCAAACGGTACTTATTGGAGTTTAGCAGTTGCAATACCTATTGATGTGGAGTTCTCAGGGGTCGTGCAGACTATTAGGAGCGGTTTTACAGCCACTGTGCCAAGTGAAAATGCCGTTTATGACGCTTTGACTTTAAAATTGGATAAAGGAGGTTATACAGGCACGGCTCAGGATTTATCAAATCTAATAAATGAAATACAAACAGATACAGATATATCTTGGGGATATGTAACAGCTGTAAATGGGGGCACAAGAAACATTACTCCTGAAGAAGATTATTTAGATGTTTCAGGTAGTCCAATAACAAACTACACAATAAATTTGCCAACGGTAACAGAAGCAAAAACCGTTTATATTGCTTTTGATTCTAATATATCTAATCTAACCATTGGAGCGTCAGGAGTAGTCGATTATTTTCCTCCAAGTGTTAAAACTTACGATACATGGGCCTGGACTTATGAGCCTGTGAATAACAGGTGGGTGGTAGCAGGATATTTTAGCGGTGATTTAGGCGCGCAAATATCTGCATTGCCAAATAAAGGAACGATCACAGATATAGATAATTTTGCTATTTCTGACGGTTCGGCTTCTGGATTGCCTAAAAAAGTAACTTTAGCAAACCTAAAAAAAGCTGTTACAGGATATGATGCCGAAGAATTAACAGGTCGTTTTTTTAACGGGTACAAAGAAATAGACGATCCGGAAACATCTTCTAATTCCGAACCGCATATTACAAGGCTGTCAAATAATAATATTTTAATGGTTTACAGAAAATCTACGGCTTTTCTACATACTGGGAATGATGGATATTTGGCAGGAAAAATAAGCACTGATGAAGGCGTTTCGTGGGGTGCGGAATTTTCTATATTTAATGATGCTTACGATGATAGAAATTACGTATTAGGGGTTTTGCCGAATAACGATGTGGTAGTTGTGTTAAGGAGGTATCAAGCGAATACTAGCACACATGTAGATATTGGATACGTTAAAAGTAGTGACAACGGTGCGACTTGGGGCACATATACAATAATAGAAAATAACGTCGCCATAACTAACGAGGTTCCTTTTGGTACACTATTAAAAAGAGGTTCTGACGTATATTTTGCATCTTATCTGACAGAATCAGCAGTAAATAAATTCAGACTTTACAAATCAACAAACAACTTTACATCTATTACAAATTCAGTAATAGTAAATTCAATATCAAATAATGCAGTAGAGCCCGTAATAGTAGATATTGCCGGAGGTAAAAGTATCCTTATTGCCAGAAATAACGATTATTCAACCCCAGGACAGCCTTCTTTTTATCAATATAACTCTTCAGACGGTGTTACTTTCTCTTACAAAGGAGTTGCTAATTTATGGAGTGATTTAAATTATTCAGTTGGTACACCGGTAGGGATGCTTTATGATAGTGTTACGGACGATTTAATAGTTGTCACCACTGAAAGAAAAATAACCCATGCAGACAGCCCCTCTCAAATGTATGACATGCTCAGGGTTTACACTCAAAAAGCAGAAGCTGTTTATAGTTCTCAGACAGCATATTCTTTAAAGCATAATATTCCTAGACCAAAAGCTTCGGATTACAGATTTTACGGGTATCCTAGTTTAATAAAGTCCGGAACAGGGATTTTCTCAGTTGTATGTGATGCAAGTTCACATAACAGAACGCCTACTTTTACCGAAGAAGCAGAGCTTTATTCTTTTAGGATTGACAGCCAAAGCACTTTAAAAGAGTTGATAAACAATGGTATATCAGATTCTAAAGTAACTATTAACAATGGTTACAATGGACTAAAAGACTATGTAAATTTTGAAACGATAGGATACACGTCCAGATATGAAGATTTTATAAAGATGATACCTGCCAATATTGTTACCGGAACAGGAACAAACGGTTATATTTCCTTTTGGAATAGTGCAAGTACAGTTACTGGAGATAGCGGATTTATATGGGATAACACGAATAAACGTTTAGGGATTGGTACAGTTTCGCCTATAAGCAAACTAGATATTTTTACAGGCACTAGCGGTAACAATGCGAATGTAAACAGTTTAATAGCCGGAAGTATTGCGCACGGAAATGCGGCCACATCAAATACAGTTCCGTCGATATTCAGCAAATCCGCAGATGCCACAGGATTAAAGATTATATCAGGCACACCAAATACAAATCCTCTGCCGGATATGGAGCTAAATGTAAGGCAGGGAACAAATGTGGATTATTCAACCCTTACAACGCCGGCGTTTAGGTTTTCCAGATTCGGTACGGCTTTAATGGAAATAACCAGAAACGGAAACGCTTCGTTGCCTATTGGTAACTTATCTACTATTGCCGGAGTAACTGCGAATCACGTTGTAATTAAATCGCAGTTAGATTTAAAAGCCGATATAGCAAGCCCGGCATTAACAGGAACGCCAACCGCACCAACTGCAACAGCAGGAACTAATACTACGCAAATTGCGACAACGGCTTTTGTTACTACAGCAACAGTAGGAGTGAGACCGTATAAGGTATATACAGCTTTATTGTCGCAAACAAGCACCAACGCACCTATAGCGACAGTATTAGAAAACTCATTAGGAGGTACGGTTATATGGAGTAGAAATTCAACAGGAGATTATACCGCTACATTATCAGGTGCTTTCCAGATGGGTAAGAGTTGGGGAAACATCACATTGTCTACAAATGTTGCGGGATACGATGCATATATTACAAATCCGACAGCTAATACAATGAATTTAGTAATTACAAATGTAGCGGGCGTTTTAACGGAAATGTCAGCTACATCGGCATCAATTAAATTCGAAGTTTACCCTTAACAAATTAAATAAAAAATAAATATGGAAAAGTTTTTATTAGAGCTTTTAGGAACAACAGATATACCTACTTACTTGGCTTGGTTCGTATTATCTGTAATTGGAGCTGTTACAGCTACATTAATAAGAAATCATTTAACCAATCTTAAAAGCTTTCCTGTCAATTCAGTTCAATTACTTACTGGTTTTTTGATTACATTTATATCTATTAGGTTTTCTAACGATCTTTTAGGATTGGAGCCAAATGCATGGGGCGCATTGCTTATTGGAGCAACAAACAACGAAATAGCCTTAGCGTTCGTTAAAAAGTTTTTGGTAAAACAGCAACAATCTCAAATGTTGGTCACTGATCCACCGCCACCGGAAGAAGGACCAGGAGGATCTAACCCTCCCGCCGATCCAAAAGATAAATAACATGCAGTTAAAACACTTTTTATTATTGCTGTTAATTCCTTTATCAGAGATAAAAGCCATATTTTACAATGTAGATATGGCTGTTTCTTGGTATTTATTTTCGAACCACCAAAGACAAGTATGTATGGTTATTGAAGATTACGCAAATATCATTATATTTGGTGTATTGTTTTATTTCTTGGCATTCATAAAAAGAGATATAATTACAATTCAGATAGGATTGTTTTTATTCATTTTAAATGCTTTAGATTTAATTCATTTAGGTTTATACGACATGGAGGGGTTTATAATAGCTAAATTAATTTTAGCTTATGGTATTTATTACAGATTATGGTCAAAATTAAAAGCTTCTTATTAGGTTTAGATTGGATATTTTTAAGTATAAGCGGATATTCATTTATAGATATAGCAGGAACGCTTGTGGCCGGAAACTTGGCGATGTCTAGTATCGATAACTTTATTAAACTGCTTTTATCAATGGCGGGTTTTATTTACTTATGCGCCAGAACTTACCACTTTATAATGAAATCATCTATTGAGAGAGATTTACTAAGAGAGGATGTAATTGCCAAACAAAACGAAAATCATAAAAACAATACATACGAACATTTTACGAGTAAATTAAAGGAAGTAAACCACGAAAATATAAAGAAATGAAACTAGACGAAAACGGATTTGAAGCATTACACTTAAGAGAGGGTTTAAAATTAAAACCTTATTTAGATACTCAGGGCGTGCCTACCATAGCAATGGGTAACACTTATTATTTGGACGGAACTAAGGTAAAAATGACCGATGCGCCATTATCTAAAATGCACGCTGAAAAACTAGCTAATTTAACAGCTATGAGTTTTGCGTCAAAAGTTGATAAATTGGTAACTTCAAAAGTAACCCAGAATCAATTTAATGCATTGGTTTCATTAGCATATAACATTGGGATCAACGGGTTCGCAAATAGCACGGTTTTAAGACGAGTAAATGTAAATCCAACTGACCCCACAATTAAAAACGCATTTATGTTATGGACTAAAAATAAAGAATTGATCGGACGCAGAAAATCAGAAGTAACACAATATTTTAAATTATGAATCCAACTTTTAAGGATTACTTTCGAGTTAAAATCATAAGTGGTCAAAATCGACCACTTTAAAAATAAGCAATATGAAAAACGAAATAGTAATATCAGGAGGAACAATAGAAGGGTTATACAGCGATGTAGTTCACGGAAACAAAATTGAAAAAGGAACATTAGTATGAAAAAATCAATATTATTACCTATCGTGCTTTTTATGGTATGGTTAGGAGACACTTTATTTAAGTGTGGATTCCATTATAATATTTGGAATAAGTTAATGATTTGGTCTTGCGATTTACAATATTACGCAGGATTAAAAAGTCCATGGATAGATCCAAACAACGGTAAAACAGGAGTATGAAAAAGAAATCAGTAATTTACGGATGCTTAATATTTGTGATGTTGTTCGCTATGTGTTCCTGCGGTGCTCGTAAATCAACAGTAAACAAATCAAAAGAAGAAAATACGCAAAACGTAACAGACAATTCAACGACAGAAAAACAGTCAGAAACCAACGTTAAAACAGCTACAACGGTAAAAACTGATGATAAAAACGAAACGGTTACTGAAGAAACTGAATACACACCGCAAGACGCATCAAAAGAATCGTTTGTAATCGAAAAAGACGGCACAAAGGTAGTATTGAATAACGCAAAAAAGATAGTGCGTAAAACAACGCAAAAGAATAATACTATTACAGCATCGAATACAGAAACGCAGGAATCGAAAAAAGAAACTTCTAAAGAACAAAAAGCCGTAAAAGAAGTAACAGCATCAAAAAAAGAAAACATTTCGAAACAGATAGATAAAAAAGCGTTCAGCCCGTTTAATTTACTTTGGTTTTTAATTCCTATTGGTATTATTTACGTTTTTTACCGTATTTACAAAAAACTGCCGTTAGTTCCGAAATTATAATTATCTTTACTACGAATTAATACTTTTGGTGTTTTTCTTTCATAATTACGATTTTTTAGAGTTTATCGCGGGGTGGTTTCCGCACAGATTATCAAAACCGCTTCTTAATTGGAGCGGTTTTACTTTTTTATAAAATTTAACACTTTTGCTATTGTGTACTTAAATATATCTTGTATATTTGCAATACATAAAACATATAAGATATGAAAGCAAAGCAAATTCACTTAGATGAAAAAGTCATCGAGATTCTGGCGATTAAAGCCGTGAAAGAAAAAACCACCTTCAAAGAATTGGTTCAAAAAATACTAACCGATAAAGCAAAAGAATGCGAAAGCGAACTCCGTTAATAGTATGCGTGTATAAAATCACCAGTCCTAATGGCGGTGTTTATATCGGATCTACTAAATCACTTAATAAAAGATATACTAAACATAAAATAGGTAGTAGTAATAAATTATTAAGAGAATCTGTAGAAAAATATGGTTGGGATGCTCACATAAAAGAAATTATTGTTGAGTGTGAAGAAAACGATATGAAAATTATCGAAAGAGCCTACATAGCAGAGCATCTACAAAACGCTGTTCTTTTTAATGTTTACGGAAAAGATAAAACAAGTAAATATCATGGTGTTTATTGGGATAAAAGAAACAAAAAATGGTTAGCTTATATTTATGCAAAAAGAAAACGTGTAGGGTATTTTGTAGATGAATACGATGCGCATTTAGCACGTGAAAAAGAACTAAAAAATTAACAACCAAAAAACAAAGTGATATTATGGAAATAAAAGAAACTTATATATGTTATTTGCCTATTGAAAAAATATTTGTAAAAGTTCATGTAGGGAATGTGTTAATTCCATCCGGAATAAAAGAAATGTATTTCATGGAGCGAAGAGAAAGAATTGAAGAAATAGACGAATTGTATTTTAAAAAAATTAAAAAAGTTTACTAACATGAAAAACTTTGCAGTAATAACCAACAGCCAACGGGATTTCAATGTTTTCAAATTAGAAAACAAATATTCCGGAAACGATCACAACTTCATCCAAGTGCAAACCATATCGGACGTGCATAAATACCAATTCAACGACTACGTGAATAAAAGCAACTCGGTTAAAATGCCGAATGTAAATGCGATAATTAAAGCTGTTGAATCGAATATTAGTCAGTTAAATTAAAATATTTATGGAAAAGAAAAGATTATTTCAAATATTAGACGAAATGAATGTTTCAGACATTGAAAACGGAACAAAATTAGTTTCAGTAAGTAGCAATTTTATTGCAGGAGATACAGTAAAAGCAGGTTCAAAAATAACTATGGGCGCACATGTAGGCGCAATTAATGAATTAATGATAGAAAAAGTAATACCTGTTTTATTATTAGTAGATAAAGAAACGTATTTTAAATTAACAGGAGAATAATAATGAACCCCGAAATATTCAAGCACTACGGAACGCAAATCCGAAAGAAATCAAAGCGATCAAAACGCGCCTTATTAAAAGCGATTATAGTGTCAAAAAATGGCGCAATAACAACAATACAAACAACAACACACTACGCCAAAGAAATCAAACAACAGGCAAAAGTATTTAAAAACAATATTATTACTAACCAGATAAATAAATATGATTATGAGAAAAGTACAATTCGGAGAGGCGCTAACTTCTGACTTTGAAGATAATACCTTTACTTTTGAAATGGAAAAAGATTTTACAGTTTACGCGGGTAGGTATGCTATAATTCCAATAGAGTTATACGAAGAAATACGAAACGATTTAGTTAAGCTTTCAGAACTTTTAAATAAAAAGTAATTATGGAAATAGAAGTAACCTTAAGAATATCAAATCGTTCCGTGTGCTTTAGAACACCTAAGTATATAAAAAAAATGTTATACATGAAAGACGAAGGATGGAAACCAAAGAATGTTAGCTACGGACTATTTTCAACAACCTATTCATTCAGTAAAATAATTTAAACCCTAAAATAGAAATAAAATTATGGAAACATTAACCCATTGGAAGAAAAACAATGATTCTCGATACATTAGCGGAGAAGATTTAAAAGCCGAACTAAAAGGCTTAAAAAAAGAAATGAATGTCGTTATTTCAAAGTTTGAAGATTCAGAAACTTTCGACATGAATAGCCAAAAAAAACTAACTCGAACAGGTTTTTGGCTTTCAGAATATCCAAGCGGAAAACCATTATACAAGCCCGTTATTTTGAACAATACAAACGCTAATTTTTGCGAAAAAGAATTTGGAAGCGAGTATATGGAACATTGGTTAAATAAACCACTTGTGCTTTATGCTTTAGCCGATAAAAGACACGGACATGTAGCAAGATTCAAAAAGTATTATGCGCCTCAAATATCAGATGTAAACGCGTTGGCGACTTTGAACAAATCTAAAACATTAGATGAATTAAAATCTAATTGGGAACTATTAACCGCGACTGAAAAGAATTTACCAACAGCGTTATCTTTAAAAGACAAACTTAAAAACGAACTTAAATAATGATAAACTACAAAGACATTGAACAGAATACCCCTGAGTGGTACGCTATAAAATGGCGAAAAATAGGTGGTACGTTATCAAAAGGCCTGTTTGTTGATTCTGAAACATTATTTATTGATTTGCTTTCTCAACATCTAGAAGAATACAAAGACCAAGAGGAAGAAGGCTATATGAATGATGCAATGATACGTGGCAAGGAATTAGAACCGCGAGCACTTGAATACATTTCACAATACACCGGAATACAATTTAATAATTCAGGATGGCTACAAAGCGAAGAATCTAAATTACTCGGCGTTTCTCCTGATGGAATTTCGGAATGTGAAGAATATGGAGCAGAAGCAAAATGTTTGTCCAGGAAAGAACACACGGCTATTTTGGTCGAGAACAAAACGCCAAAAGAAAAGATCCCGCAAATTGTTGAGTATTTTACCGTTAATCCTAAATTTAAAAAAGTTTGGTTTATCGCTTACCGTCCTGAAAGTATAAAGCCGTTTATTGAGGAATTTACACGTGAATCGGTCGTTGATATGGGGTGGAAAAAGAAAGTTGAAGTTGAAGTAATTGGAGCAAAAGGAACACCTATAAAGCCAAAAATTGAAACGGTTACAGATTGGCGAACAATTGACGCGTGGACAAAAATTGCCATTGAAAGAGCAAATAAATTAGAAATTAGAATCGAAGAAAAAATTAAACAATTAAAATTTTAAACATGGAATTAAACGGAATTATTGAACACATTGGAACAGTCGAAGAAAACGGAACCTTTAAAAAACGTTCTCTTATTTTGGGAACTGAGAAAGAAAGCAATTACCCACAATCAATAAACATAGAGTTTCAACAAGACAAAACAAGTCTTTTAGATTCGTTGTCAGTTGGTCAAGAAGCAAAAGTTTTTATCAATTTAGCTGGTAGAAAATGGACAGATGCAAACGGTGTTGATAAATGGTTCAATACTATCAAAGGATGGAAAGTGGAAGCAAAAACAAACGCATTTTAGCCATGACCACCAACCCCAACAACATCGAAGTAATAGACCCTGAAACAGTAGAGCCGGATGAAGTACAACGCAGAACAAAAGGAACGTCTTAAAAATGGCTTTGTAGAGAATAATTACAAAGCCATAGAGTACAAACGAGATTATGATCAGGTTTATTTACAAAGAATGATTGATGATCATTATCATAAAGAGCCTGAAGAACAATTCGAAACGTTTGAAAGTAAAATTAATAATCAATAAATAAAAATAATTATGAAAACAGGAATGACATTAATTGTAATTTACGGAGCTATAATTTTAGCCGTATTAATTGGAGAAGTAAGATGTATTTATAAGGCATTAAGTTGCAATTGGTAGCCAATAGGTAAAGCTGAAATAATTTATACCGCTTCTGCATGTACCGGATTAGGCGCTGTAGTAGGATGGTTCGACATTGAAGATAAATAACCTTATAAACACCCAATATCCCCAAAGCCGATTCACTTCGGCTTTTTTTAGTGATATGCGGAAAATAAAATAATTTGAAAATAATTATAAAATAATTTGTTTATGTCAAAAGTAGTCGTATATTTGTACTCAGATAACAACTAAAAAATAAAACATCATGTCAACTACATTAAGAAACAAAGTAATAGCAAAATTAGAAAAATGGGGTAATAATTCAGAAGAAGTCGTTAAAATGGTTTCGTTGCACTTCGAAGAAGCTTCTAAAAACTACACATCAGTTAATACTATTGCTGAATACATAAGAACAATTTATTAAAATGGAATTACCTAAAAACATGAAGATAGTAGAGGTTCATATCTCTACTATCAAAAACGGAGATACTATAATTTTTACAGATGGAAAATTAACAACTGTGGGGAATAAGAATATAAAGAGTGGTGGTTTTTTCGGAACAACTATTTTTGGAGATTCTTACAGATCAGGTACGATTAAGGTTAAAAAAATAGAATTTATTAAAGCAACATAAAATGGGAAGACATAAACGACCTTCAATGATTCAGGTAACACGAAAAGTTCATAAAAACGCACTCGATAAAATTGACCAATTCATTGAATTACAAAACACAAAAGAACTTAAAAAAGAATCAAAAAATGAAACCAAATAAAACCACAATTTTTACCTCAGCTTGGAACCTAACAAAAATAAACGGAATGTATTTTTCTGAAGCTTTGAAATTATCTTGGAAAGCTTACAAAAATGAAGTTCGTGTAATTGTCACAGAATCTTGGAATAAAATTAAGCATGTAGCATTTACGAAAAACGGAACAACTAGTGAAACTATAGAAAATGTAATTTCGGCTGTTAGAATCGTTGTGAATAACTCGGGAGCAGGACACGATTACGGAATAGGCGCATATAACGGAGATTAATCAATGAGTAACTACAAAGCTTTAGGAATAGAAAAGGATATGCAGGTTGAGTTTTCTAATTATAACAAATCAGAACTTGTCCAGTTAATAGATTCAGGATATTTTGAACATCCATGCATTAGTAATAGAAAGTCAGAAGCTGAATATTGCGAAATAGAAATAATTGATTGCTCCTATTCTAATTGGTGGTATAAAGATTTATTCGGGCATAAATTCTTTTGTAGAATACGATTTAGTAATTACGGAAGAGGTCGATTTATAAGTGAGTTTGTAGGCGTAAAATTAACATCAAAAAAAGAAATAACATTTAAAACATTTAGTCCAAGTGACGTAATAATAATTTAATTAACCACTTAAAAATAAATATTATGAAAGAGTTTCAGATTGAGAAAGTAGAATACAATACATCAAACGACTGCAATTATTTAGTAGCTTCTTATTTTCCTTTAAATGACAAGATATTAATGTCTGGATACTTTACTGAACATTGGGCAAGAATACCAATGGATTATCAGGTAGGCATGTGGCGAGTAAAACCAACAGATAAATAAAATCACTAAAAATAGAATTATGAAAAACGGATGGATAACTCCTAACTCAACATATTTTCTTTCAAGATATTCAAAAGACAAAAGCATAATTACAAAATGCGAATGTTGTGAAAAATTATTTGTTACCAATATCGGAAGGAAAAGATGTTCTAAAGAATGCGCAAATAAAATGCGTAAAACTAATAAATTACCAAAACCATGAAAATAACTAAAGACATTTTTGATGAAGAAAACACCCGACTTAAAAAACGATTGTTGCCGGAACCGACAAATAGAGAAGTGTTACGTAAAATTATTAAAGAGATAGGGATACGCATGAATTAACCGGAAAATGTAAAGAGGATTTTGATGCATGGATAAAAAGAGAAATGTATTATTTAGGCTCAGAGCCATTGAGCGATTTATTTATGAGCGCATTGTATGTAGAATTTTTTGATTCTGTTAACTATCTAATACAAGTTAAAGGGCGTTTAATACATTATCACAAGTCGACTTTAATCGAACAAAAATTTGATTCATACGTATATCATAAAAAACTAACAATGCGTTGTGGATTCAATACAAGATTAGAGGCTGTTAGTCATGCCATTTCAAGAGCTAATATTGTCTATAACGAAACTAACCCATCAAAAAAATAATTAAAACCTAAACGGAAATGAACCAAGAAAAAATAGATCAAATAAACGAACTAATTGAAGCGACAGGAGTTACTATTCAAGATGATTATTTTACAGATATATTCAGAGATGGAGAAACTAATGAAGAATTATTTTCTGTAATGAGCTCAAGAGGATTTGTACAATATCCAGAAAAAGAAGAAGAAGTATTTGATTATATTATAGAGCAATTAACACTTCTAACCCAACACAAAAACCAACTTAAATTAAAATTATGAAAACAGCCTTAACGGAACTATTAGAGGATTTAAACTCTATGAAAAAATCAGAAGTATTAGGAATCGCAAAAGATGCTATACACGAATGTATTATTACTGCAACTTCGTACTTAAAAACCGAAGAACAGCAAATTATTGATGCCACTAACTTCGGATTATATTCTGGAGGTATAGACGGAGAAACTTACTACACCTCAACCTACACAACAAACAAAGAAACTTTAAAATAAATTGGGATGAAAGAAGCGATAAAGATACTTAACAAGGAATTAGAAAAACTAAACAAACCTAATCCAGAACAAGATGAAGATGATTTGATTGATGCTATTATCCATGTCAGAAAAACAGCAGATATAAAAATGGCATTGAAAATATTAAATCAGTTTGTAGAAAACAGCAAAACATTCGGAATGATGCCGAAGTAAAACCCACTAACGCCAATAGGCATGAAATTTAGGATTATGAAATTAGAATTACAGCATGGAAACATATTTTAATATTGCAAAAAATAGAATACTATAATTTTCACAACCCAACAAAACCCCCTATCTTTACAAATAATTAAGTCTAGTAAAAATTAGGCTGATTAAATAAAAAGTATTATATTTGCTTATAAATAAATATCAAAAAGCCTGTTTTAAAGAATGGGCTTTTATTAAACTTAAAAACTTAATAAAGTAAAATGGCAAAAGAAATCAGAAAAGACCTTTATACTCAAAGCGAGTATGCTAAATTAAAAGGCGTTTCAAAGGCAAGGATTAACCAATTAGTTAAATCAGGGGAATTGCCTAC